CGGGGATGGATGTTGTCAGCGCACTTGCCGGGAAAATCGGCGGCGCTGTTCCACAAGTAAAAGGTTTTACTGATAGTATTTCCAAATTAGCAAATGAGCTAAAGGGAATGAACAGTGATCAACTGTTGAATCTTGGAAAAATGGCAGTGGTAATTGCCGGATCAGCTCCAGCGCTGTCCATATTTGGAAAAGGGATTGAAAATGTAAAAACTGCGACCGATGGATTTAATGGCATTATAGACGGAGTTGTCACATCTATAGGTAAAGTACCTAAAGGGGCAAAGAGTGTCAGTGCCACATTTAAAAAGATAGGTAGCGAGTTCAAATATCTCGGTGAAAGCATCGCGCTTCCATTCCAGGATTTGGGAGAAAAAATAGCTCCCCGACTGAAAGATCTTGGTGGATTTATGGCTGAGTCCTGGACAAATGGTCCGGGAGGAAAGATTACTGGAGCTGTAACTGATACTGTTAAAAAGATAGGTGGAGCTATTGGACAAATTGGTCCTAAGCTTGCTGAAAAGTTCCCTGGAATAACAAAGAAATTTGCAGAGCTTGGCACAAAGATGTCAGCCGTTTCAGCGAAGATTTCCAAAGTTCTGGGAAAAGTCGGAACAAAGATATCCGAATACGCCGGCTTTATCGGGGATGCGTTTACACCGATTTTATCAAGAGTAGCGTCCTTTGCACCAACATTTTTCAAGTTGATCAATATTGGTGCAGGAGCAGCAATCATCGTTGCCGGTATGGGATTGATCTACAGTCAGTTCGGTACACAGATTGATCAGCTGTTATTACTTGTGCAGACAAAAGGACCGGAAGTAATCACGAATTTCGCAAATGGAATTACTGCAGCATTACCTGGATTGGTTGCTCAGGGTGCAACGCTGATCATGGGAATCCTAAATGCAATTACGGTGAATCTGCCGGCATTAGTCAGTGCCGGAGTGAGTATCATATCTACATTAGCAGGAAGCTTAGGGGCACAACTACCGCAGTTAATTCCTTGTGCAGTGCGGATGATTATGACGCTGGTAAGCTCTTTAGCGGGCAACTTGCCAAAGCTGATACAGTCTGGCCTTAAGTTAATGAAAGGTCTTGCAAGCGGAATTGCCAATTCGATTCCGATAGTTGCAGCCAAAGCACCGGTCATCATAGGAAAGCTTGCGTCGACAATTATAACAAATCTTCCTAAAATCCTGACTGCCGGAGTACAGATCGTAAGTAAGCTTGCTGTTGGTCTGGTGAGAGGAATACCAGCTCTGATCGGAAAGATTCCAAGCATGATAAGCCAGATCAAGAATGCATTTACCAGTGTGAACTGGGGAAGCGTGGGAATGAATATTATAAAAGGTATTGCAAGTGGATTGGCAAATGCCGGAGGCGTGATTGTAAAAGCAGCCAAGAGTGCAGCTAAAAGCGCATTGGATGCAGCAAAGAGCGCTCTTGGAATACATTCGCCATCCCGAGTATTCCGTGATCAGGTAGGTAAAATGATGGCTCTTGGTATGGGAATTGGATTCGAAAAGAACATTCCGCTCAAGTCCATGAATGTAGGAGTACAGAGAGCGGTATCTGGATTACAGAAATCCGTAGATCTTGCATTATCAGCCAGAACCGTAGACAAGACCGTGGGAAGAATGAAGAACTATCCTGGATTCGATGGAGGAAAAGACATTGATTATGACCGGTTAGAAAGGATCCAGATGAAAGCTGCAGATAAATTATCTAAGCGCCCGATTTATCTTGGAACAAAGAGAATTGATGAACCGTTACCGAAAGGAGCAGTACCGGTATGGTAAAAGCATATTACAAAAATAGCAGAGGGGAGGTGCTTTGGCTTACCAAGGCACCTTTTCGTACTGTTGAGGCAGACTGGTTTGACAGTACGTGGGAAGAGAAAGACGGCGGGTATGAGAAGACAATAACAATAGATGTTTTTGGAAAGAGAAGTGAGTTTATCCAGAATATGGAAAGATTGTATAAAGTCATTTCAGTGGATTCTGAAACAGGAAATTATGGACGGCTATACGTGAATGATACGTTTCTGCCATGTCAGATCTACAAAACAAAGAAGACCGGATGGAAAGGGTATGTATATACGGAAGTTGAACTGACTTTTCTTGCACCGGAGTTATCTTGGATTACTGCTTTAAGCAAAAGATTTTGTCCACAAATAGAACCGGTTACAGAGAGCGGATTGGATTTTCCAACCGACTTTCCATTTGATTTTATGAATGAGAAAAGAGGATCGGCAGAATTTGAAATTGATCATATTATTCCATCGGATTTTGAAATGATAATTTATGGACCATGCGTTAATCCAAAAGTGTTGATTAATGGTTATCCTTACGAGGTCCTTACTACGTTGGAAAGTAATGAATATCTGATACTTAATACATCGGAACAGACGATAGTGAAATATCTGTCTAATGGGACGACGATGAATCTCTTTGATGTTCGAGGGTACGATTACTCCGTATTTGAGAAAATTCCATCCGGATTGATATCAGTAAATTGGACCGGAGACTTCGGAATAGATCTGTATGTATTTCTGAAGAGGAAGGAGGCAGCATGGTAATTCTAGCCACGAGAAAAAAAGAGATAGGGACGAACCCGCTGTTAGATGCGAATTGTACGTTCGATGCCAACAAGGAACGGGAGTTCTCGATTAAAATCGCTAGGTGCAACTGGACAGAAGATATGACCTATGGAAATCTGGTATATGTACCAGATACAGAGTATGGCGGAATTATAGGATCTGTGTTAACAGATACTACCCTAGATTACGTAGAATTAAAAGGTTATACATGGCGGGGGCGCATGAACACGAAGGTTATTAGCCCTCCATCTGGAAGTAACTACAAGACCGTATCCGGAGAGCTTAATACAGTGCTGAAAAAGCTAATCGAACCAGAATTTGGTGGTCTGTATGTGGTGTCCAGCGCAGACACTGGGGTGTCCGTGAGCAACTACCAGTTCGACCGGTACTGCACGCTACTGGATGGAATTACAAAAATGCTACAAACTGTTGGATACAGGATGGACATACGGCACAAGAGAGAGCAAGGTGTTCCTGGATATGTCTTGGTTAGCGCTGTGCCAATCGTAGATTATTCCGACGTAATAGAGTTATCGAAAGATTCTGGCCTTAATTATACGATGGAGGATAAGAGAGATGGTGTGAACCATCTTATCGTAACTGGCAAGGGAGAAATGCAGGACAGAAACGTGTTCCATCTGTACGTATGGCCAAGCGGAGCGATTAAAAAGACACAGTACTATAAAGGACTTGATGAGATAGTGGAAGTGTATGAGAATACCTCCACAGAAACCGACGAGTTGGAAAACCAAAGTAGAAAAAAATTGCAAGAAGTGTGCAGTAAAAAGACGTTCGGTATGGATGTCGAGAAACTTGGGATTAATGTGGGCATCGGAGACATCGTTGGTGGCAGAGACTATCTGACAGGCATGTACGGAACGAAACCTGTGGAGAATATAATCTACAGCGTCACATCCGGGATTGTGTCGAAAGAATACGAATTGGAAGGAGAGAGCGACAATGGAAATAGTTAGTGGAAGAACAGGAAAAGCGCATGTGACAAGCCAGCAGTTCCGACAGATTCTTGAGGGAGTTATAGGAAGCGATAGCTGTATCTTGGCATCTGGGGAAAATCTGGAGCCAGAGCTCGTGTCTAATAACTCGCTTAAAATCAGAAGCGGAATGATGTATCATCACGGCAATGTGTCTTCTGTCAAGATCGGAACTTACGACGAGGTAGAACTGGAAAATGGCACGCAAGGAATGAAAAGGGTAGACCTTGTGGTTAATCGGTATACGAGAAATTCGGGAGATAATACGGAAAAAAATGAATGGGTTGTGATAATGGGATCTCCGGCAGAGAGTAATCCGGTAGTTCCGGAGTACACGGAAGGAAACCTGCAAAACGGAGATCTCATTGATGATTGCCCTCTCTTAAAAATAACGTTGGATGGTATTAATGTAACACAGGTGGAAAAGATGCTTACCGTAGCACCTACAAGCAAGGAGCTAGGAACGAGAAGAATAACACACAAGCTCCTGTACTACAACACAGATGGCACTACCGGAACGTTTACGCTGTCAGATAGTGTAAAAAATTATGATTATATAGAAATCTTCTATAACTCAGACGTGGCCGGACATAAGGCACCGCAAAAGAGCATTAAGCTTCCAACAAGCCAGACAGTACTATCCGGGGCAATGCTGTTCGACATGACGTCATTCCGCTTGTCTGCGGATGATAGCACAAAAATGCAGTTGATGAGTACGGTGCTGAACGTATCCGGAAAAACCTGCAAGCCAGAAACATCCCGGCAGATTAACTTCGGTAGCACGGCTGCGGGTGTAGCATGGAGTACGTCTAGTACACCACACCACAGGGTATACAGGGTAGTTGGGTATAACTACGGGAACTAAGAGGAGGGCAAAAAAATGAAGATAGTATGTAACGATGCTTCGGAGATGATCATTCAGTCGGCGGATATCCAAGCAGATGGTTCGCTTCTGATAAAAACAATATCTACAACAGCAAGCGAACTGAAAAAGAAGTTCCGGGATCCTCTTGTTACAAGAAAAATAGTCGTGAAAGAACGTGAATCCGTGTTAGCGACTTACGATGGCTACGAAAATCTTTACAGCATCACCGAATACACAGGCGGCATTCTAGGTGTGGCCATGCGCAAGAAAGAATCCATTCCGGAAGTCCAAAAGGAAATACAGAGCGCTATGGTCGCCGTTGC